AGGAAGTCATATTGAATATGCTCACTCATTTGCTCCCAATCTTCTGGAGTTACGATATTTTTTAATATTAATTGGGTCTTTAACATGTCATTAAACATGTTTGAAAAACGCTTCCTTAATCTACCAACAAATTTGGTAAATTTGAGTTCATCTCTCAAAATTTCTGAAGATCTACCAAGATTAAATCCACCTTCTCCTTCCATTCTTGATGGAGGAACGTTCAATGATTTGTATAATTTACTCTGGAAATATTTGATATCTGTAATTTCTCCAAGATTCTGACCACCAGGAAGAGTTGTAATCTCTGTACCTCTACCACCTTCTCTACGAGGTAACCAGAAGTCCTCAAGCATACTCATAAACTTCTTATCATCTCTAATTTCACCTGTAGAGGCATCGTAAACTAATTTATTGCGATAACGCATCATAACATCACGAAGATATTGCTCTGCCTTAATTTTAGGAAGATTACCTACATCAATATAGAAGATACGACGCTCTGGAGCACGAGACAATCTGTAAATAACAAGACTATCCTCAATCATGCGGAGTTGATTGAGAGACTTAATTGCTTTATGTAAGTATGACAGACAAGTTCCTTTATTTCTATCTACTAATCCAGAAGTACAATAAGTTATCGCATCTCTCGCAATTTTGATTCCAGAATTTGCCTGACTAGAATTTCTTCCATTCATAGACCCAATTGGAGATTGGGCAGTAGGATTATAGATGAAGTATTCTTCAATTTGTGGAAAATCATAATCCATTGGATTTTCGTCGTTAGAATTTTTTATTCTAACTCCACCATTATTCTTCTTTTTAGAAATAGATTGTCTAACATAACGCATTTTTAATGCGTCAACATATCTTAATTCTTGAATACCCTTTTGTGGATTTTTTAAATCGATTACTTTATGATAATAAAGTCTTCCATCAATGTACCAATTCCTATAAATTTCATGAGATTTTTTATCAAAATCTAATAAATCTAAAATTGTTTTAAATTCTTCTCTTATCTTCTTTTTTAATCCATCACTAGCATTTAAATTAGATAATTCAATTTGTACTGGAGTATCGTTTGTGTCACTAACAATAGCTTCATTAACGATATCTTCAATAGCACTGTCTACTTCTGGGTGAAGTGACATTTCTCTGTATCTTTTAATTAAATCATATTCGGTTCTATAAACACCCTCTATATCTACATAAGATCCAAAAAAACCACTTGTTAGATAATGATCAACCCCGTCCTCATTATTTTGAGGAACGGGGGATACTACAGAAGGTGAAAGAGATTCTTTATTCTCTATAGAAAATCCAAATAATTTTGCCATTACTAAAAATAACCTTCTAAATCTCTACTATTTATTATCTAATTTCAGTACCAGTTTGGTCACTACCCTCAGTTTGCCACCACTGAACTTGGAATTCTACTGTATACTCTTCAACTGTATCTGAGGTATCATATGAAAGATCAATTTGAGATACATTAGTTGGGAAAATATCGTAGAACTTATAAGTTCTCAATGCGGTATTGGTTAAATTATCAGTATTTCCTGTTGAAAATCTTGATGCACCTCTACCTAATTGATAAACAAATGCGTTTACCATGTATGATGTTGGACTTGTGGCACCAGTAGCATTATCTAATTTACTAATTTGATTCATCCACTGCTCAAATGCAGTTCTTAATTTAAAGTCTTCATCATTGATGATAGTAACAGTCCAGGTATCAAATGTTCTGTCCCCAGCAACTTTTAAAATACGACCTCTAAATGGAACATCAATTGGTGCTACGTTAGAAGCTGGTAAAGCAGCCGCTTTACACATAAACTGGAATGTTTCATCGTCCCACCCAGTTACTGAAGATGGAAAAGATGGGATAGATACTTCAAATAAATTTGGTCTGGCTGCTCCACCTTGTAGTTTTGATTTAAAATCAGTGATTGTTCTGATGTTTCTATTTGACATTGTAGGATCCTCCTTCGTTAATTAATAATATAGATCAAACTCTACCAGCCACTTCTTCAAAACTTACCCCTGTTCGAGTAGCAACAAAGGTCAATGTAATGTAGTTGATAGATTTAGCTGGTTTCAGGAAGATGTCAGCTCTAAATTCATTATTATCAATAATATCTGGTGTGTTATTAGTTTCATCACAAATTACTAAGAAGTCATAAACACCCCTCTTTGCCTGAATATCACGTAAATATGGTTCAACAATGTTTACAAAGTTTGCCCTTGTAATTTGATCGTTGAATTCGAAGAGTTGTGCTTGAGCAGCTCTTTCCAGTGCTTGTTCAACAGTTAAGAATAATCTACGAACGTTAATTCTATCAAATGCTGATGCATAAGATAGTGCAGTTTTATCACCAAATAGAATAACACCAATTCCAGGTTGATTGATAATTGGATTAATTCTTGCTGAATACAGGGCGTCTCTTTGTGATTTGTTTGGATTGTATGCAAGTTTAATTGCATTTTTAATAACACCTCTTTGCTGACCAGCAGGAGAGAACCAAGGATATGCAACTATGTTTGTTCTGCACATTAATCCAGCGATATCACCATTACATGGGATGTATCTGAAGGCATTATTAAATCTATCATATGTATATTTGTATCCACTATCAAAAATTGCATACGATGAAGAAGATAATGGACCAAAGAATTCAATGATATTATTTGTTTGTGTATTTGAATTTAATATATCAATTACTCCAGTTCTATGTGGAGAAATTACTGCAACACAATCTTTTCTTGAGTCTGCTATAGATATTAGTCTATTTGCTTTTGATTGTGATTCTGAAATTGTTTCGCCACTTGGACCCATAAGTAAGTAATCTACTGCAATTTCATCACGATTAGCAAATAAATCATATGATTCCATAACGAATGAAAGACTAGATCTTAAAGCACCACCAGCACTATAATCAACTCCATTACCTAATGTATAAGTAACTTGTCCAATAGTGCTAAAGATCGCATCTTGTGCTGGTCTATCCCAAACAGTTTCACCGATAGTATATGTACTAAAATCTGTCTCAAAATTATCTGAAGTGTAATTACTTCCGTATGTGAATATATTTGCTTGTGGGTCAGTTAACCAATATCCATCATAAGCATTTGATGGGTTAGTTCCTGCATAGATGTAATTCGAGAAGTTTGCAAGATAGTTTTTATACCAAATTTTAGTTGGGGAATTGGAAGAAGAAATAGCATCCGTTGATTTTGACAAGAATAAGTGCTTTTCTAAAATATTACCTTTTACACCACTAACAGAACCAGAATCATCTACAACAACAATGTGCATTTCATCCGCTCTACCATTTCTTTCTAGAGCATATTGGGATGTTCCAGGTTTTGGTGCAATTGTGTTCCAGAATACAACTCCATTATCTAACTTTAATACCTGTTGACTATACCAATCAACAGTAAGACCTGCAATAATACTAGAAGCAACTTCATTTACTTCTAAGATAATTTTATCGTCTCTAAGTGCAGTAACTGATAGAGTGAGGTTATCTGCTGGGGCAGTTCCACCAACTGTATTTCCAGGAATAGTAATTACTGTTCCTACTTGATAATTTGTTCCTTGGTTAGAAACAAAAACTGTTCCAATGCCACCACTACCATTTCTAAAGATTGTAAATGATACTCCAGCACCCACTGTGCTTACACCAGCAACTCCAGTATAAGTAGCATTTGCTGCAGAAACAACTGTTGTTGAGGATGTTAAACCAACAGTTCTTATAACACCATCAGATAAATCAAATCCACCAACATCACTACCAGCAATAGTTACAGAATCTCCAGTTGAATAACCAACACCAGGATTTACAACTGCTGCAGAAAGAACTCCGCCATCACTGCTATTTCTAGTAATTGTGAAAGTTGCTTGAGTTCCAGAACCAGATGATGTAGCACCTACTCCAGTATAAACTTCATCTTGTTGACCGTTAATAGAGGTAAACGTTGTTATTCCAACTTCATCAATTGAATCTTTTGGTGATATTACCGCACCATTATTATCTACAATTGATAGTTTACTTCCCTCCACAATAGAGTTTAGTGTATTATTCTCTGCATAACTAATTGGATACTCAGTTCCGCCTGTAGAGACTCTAGAAATTATCTTAACGTAGATTACAGAACCGCCCCTAACATTATCTACTGTTCCAGTAATAATACCCTTCAGGTATCCTTGGAATACTGAAGTTGTTCCAATACCAGGAAGAACTTCTCCACTAAGATCAACGGTAACACCATATCCTACTTGAATATTAATGTTTGATAAAACTGTAGTCGCAATACCGACAATTTGGTCTGCTTGGTCATCAACTACACAAACTTTTAATCCATTTGACCAACTTCCTGGATTTTTTGCAGCAAAATAAAAGTTATTTACCGCACCTATAAAGTTTGAATTGTAGTCATCAAAGTTTTTAATTTTTGTAGATACAAATGATGCACCAACACCAACATTGGCGTTACTTAGTGTAGCACCGTCAGTTCTTACAACTTTTAAAACTCCGCCGTATGTTAAGAACGATGATGCAGTTAACCAATATTCGTATTGATTGTCAGAACTAGATGGTCTACCAAAAGTATTAAGTAACTCTTGCTCTGTAGTGATACTAATTGGTTCATTAACTGGTCCAATTTCAAAAGGACCAGCTATAGCACCAATATTATCTAATACATTTTCAGCTCTCCCGACAGTTAAATCAACTTCCCTGACCAATACACCAGGAGATAATTGAGGAGTCGCCATGTTTTTCTCCGTAATCTCAGTTTTGCTCTACAAAATATTTATTAAATTGTTACTTTACATATAGTCCCACATGTAAGACATATCACCATATTCGTCCGTATACCATCTATCTCCAGTATTATCGACAAAAGATGATTGATTATTAATACCATCTACAATAAATCCAAATGGTGCCATATCTTGTTCTATTTGATTTTTTTGTTCTTCGTATAATTTCTTTCTTACATCTTGGTCTGTCAATTCTTTAAAATAATCTTGTACAACTAACCAAGCGTATATTACTAAACACATAGCCAAATCATCATTACATCCATCTTCTGCTTCAAAAGAATTTGACTTTTGAATAAATGTTGTTAATTCACTAATAATATCATAATCATTAAAATATAGTTTATCCTCTTCTATCATTGTTTTTAAGTTAAGACATCCAACCTTTTTAACAGTTTTAGACATTTTAACTCCAAGTTGAGTCTTCTTGCCAGAAAATCCTTGTCCAACAATTTGTCCAGCTCTACCACGCATAGAGCACATTAAAACATTTTGATACTCCAAATCATAGTGAAGAATTGATGCTACCTGATCACCAACATCATTAACTTCACACAATACATAGGCATCATTATAACTCTTTGCTACTTCGTGTACTATACTTGGAAATAGCATTGGTTTTATTTGGTTATCTCTATACTTTGCAACTACCTTATGTGGAAATTGTGTGATGTCTATTACAACAAATGCAGAATAATCATTACCGACACCTCTAGCAACGTCAACAGACATTACATAATTATGTTCATCTTTACAATCTTCAAAAACATCTAAACCACCACTTCTTAGTCTTGGAGATTCGTAAACTAAATTTCTAAGCTTATTTGGAGAAATTAATGTATCAACAGATCCTAAAAATTCACATTCAAACTCAACTTTAAACTGCTGTTCACTAGTATTTGCAATAGTTTGCTCTTTCCATTTTTCATCTCTACCTGGAACTTCACTCCAGTGTACTTCTGTTGGAATATATTCATTTTTTTTACGTTCAGCATCATGCCAAATTTTATAAAAATGGTTCATCCCGTGAGGGGTAGAAACGATAATTACTTTTGTATTTTTACCAGATGAAATAGTAGGATAAACAGAACTGAAAAACTGATCAGCAATGTGGTTAGGAATAAACGCAAATTCGTCCAGGAATATAATATTATAAGAGCCACCGCGTACCGCAGAGGCAGAAGTAGAAGCAGCAATAATTTTTGAACCATTTTCTAACTCCAGTGATGCTTTGTTCCAAGTCATTACACCTTGCTGTAACCACTTGGGAAGGTTCTCGTATGCAGTTTGTAGGCGGTCTAAAAGGTCTTTAGCAGTAGATGCCTTGTTAGCAAGAATTGCTATGTTTACATTGTCATTAAAAATTGCATAGTGTAAAAGATACGATACTACAATTGTAGATTTTCCAGACTGCCTTGGTAGTTTACATACATTAAATCTGTAATTATGAAATCTTTCAATCATAGTCTCCTGAAATGGATATGGTTTAAATGGTTGCAAACCATAGTCCAAGGTGACAATTTGTATATAATTTTTCGCAAAGTAAATAGGATCGTCTTGACAACGAGCAAATTCTATTATTTGTTCTTCTGTAAATTGAATAGCAGTATTTGCTTTCTTTAGAAGAGGATTGCCAAGATAATGTTCGGCCATAATAAAACCAGTTTTTAATTACAGTTCCAACGTCTTAGTGCTTTATTAATATTGCTATCTGGATCTTTTGCGGTATCTGAAGAAGTTAATTTTGACTTCATCCCTTTCATTCGACTACAAAAGGATTTACGGCGTTCTGCTCTTTTTCCTTCTGGATTTTTTTCAGTTACAGCAGTTTGTAGTTTAGAACCTGGATTTTCTTTGCGATATGCTTTTACTGCTTTTTTACTTAATCCATCAGTCTTATCTTGACGATTGACTTTTTGCCAATCTTCTTCTAACTCTTCACCAATAGTTCCATTATTTAGTAAATAATTTTTTGATTTAGAATTTTGTATTTGTAAAACTGGTGCTCCATCTTGACGTAAATCTGTTACATGAGATTGTAAAACTCTTGCTCCAGGATATACTTTTTGGAGTTCGAATTCCACTTCCTTTCTAGATGGCATTTTTACTTGTGGAAAGAACATTTTTAATGAATATGATTTGCCTCTCCAGGTAAAAATAATCATCATTAATTGACCATTTTGGGATGGTAGTCTTACTGCTTCATCTACCTTGTTTTTTTGTTGATTTAACTGTTTAGCAAGATCATTTGCTCTTCTTTGTTGTCTTCTATAAAGTTCCTGCCTTGCATCAGAACTTGCTTGTGCAGTATCACGATCAGCAACTGTTTTTATAGTTTTACTGATTTTATTTGCTCTTTTACGATCAGCAGGGTTTTGTGATTGACTTAATCGTTTTGCTTTATTTGTTGCTTTTTCTTCCCCAGTCTTTCCAGAATATCTAAAGTCTCCTGCCTGACGAGTAACAGGAATTTTTTTCTCATCAATAACATCTTGCGGTGTAATCAAATCTATAAATTCAACAAATGTATTACCAAACATATCTTCAACGGTTACACTTTCATTTTTGATGGATTTTTTTTCCACCTTTTTTAACTTTGTATAATAATCTGGAAGTTCATCCAAATGTTGCAATGCAGTGATTCTTGCCGCAGTTTTACTTGAAGTATGTTCTTTTTCCACTTCAAGACCCATTTCTAATTGTTTTTTAATTGCCTCTAAAGATACACCATGTTTTTTAGCAATTTCTTGAGGTGATTTATATGATTTTACTGGACCTCTAGGATCTTTTTCTTCTTTTAAAGAACAATCATTTTTACCATGAATGGGGCAATAAGTTCCTTTTTTGGTGTGGTTACAAGATTTCTCTTCTCCAACAGGTTTGCCGATTCCAACTTCTGTTGGTTTTTTCTTTTGCCCATCAACATTAAATCCTTTTGGTATGGGTTTGCATACTTTATCAGTATTGCACCAATACATTCCCTTACCACATTTTTCTTCACCTAGAATTTTTTCAACCAAAGAAATATCTTCACCAAATAATTTTGGACCCTTTGTTTTTCTTTCTGCTGCTTGTCTTTCACCTTCAGTAGAACCTTTTTGAGCAAGAGTTCTTATTTTTGCAGATCTTGCATCTGATCTAAGTTTTTTGGGATCTACGGTAAAACTAATGGAATTTTCATCTAATTCTTCATCACTTTGAAGATATTCTGCTGCAGTATCAATATAATCTGCTGCTTTAGTGATTTTAGATTGAACCCAAGCAGGAAGTTGAGTGTCACTCTTTTTTATTACTTTTCTTAACTTATTAACAGATCTTTCGATAGCATCCATTTCATTGCGAGCCATATATCCTTCATCATCTTTTCTTTTACCACTTGCAATTTCTTTATGATCTTCGGATATTCTTTTCATTTTTACAAAAGAGTTTTTTATTATTTATAAAATATTAAGTATTTTCACTTTTTTTGTTAGATTTTAAGAATTTAGATAATTCTGCAGTAGAACCAATAAAAAGAGCATTGTTAGTAACATTGGTTTGGGATTTTACCTGACCATTATCTTCAATATCTTTTAATTTTTTCTGCAAATCTAATAATTTATCAGTAGCATCTGAGACATTTTTTATTAATTGCCCAACAACCTCATAAGCTCTGGGTTGTCCACCATCTTGTGCTAATTCTAATGCACTATTTAATGCTTCTTGACCCTTTTCTATAATGGAATATAGATTACCTCTGGTATATTCATAATCTTTTCTAACATCATTATTTAATTCTGCAACTTCTTTTGCAATGTTTTTTATTTCTTTTAATGTATTTTCTGTCTGAATAATTTCAGTCTCTACATCAAAAGCACTCTCTAAATCGGTAAATTTTTCTGCCATTTTTAAATTTAATCAATAGAACCATCAAATCCAAAATTATCATTTTTATTTACTAGTAAATTATCTGCATCTGTTATTAACTTAACAGGACTTCCAGAAACATGTTCAGAGGAAACTGTATTATAAGATCCTCTAATAACAACTAAAGTATTATTTGAATTGGATTTTACAAATAATGTTTCATTATTTATTGTTATATAAGAATTGGTTGGAATTGTGGAACTATCATCAACCAAAATAATAGTATCAGATGCTGCAATATCTTCAACAATATTTGTTGCCACATCCCCAGTATAATTTTTAGTTGCTTTTGGTTCAACTGTATATACAACATTTCTTCTTGGAGTATCTCCATATTCTCCAGAAGAAAGACCCAGAGAAACTTTTTTGATAATATCTTTTGCAGAATCGGATCCAGAAATAGGTCCAAAAAGATAAGTTTTTGCTGTAAACTTTAATGTATAAATTAAAGATCTTCTTGTCGAATAATCACCTTCATAATTATCTTGCATAGAAATATTATCTAAAGTTATTGGGATATCTCTTTTTTCACCAATACTTGATACTAAATCAATACTTAAGTTATAAGATGGTTGGAAATATGGTAATATTTGCTCTACAATTTGCAACATATCATCATTCAACAATGTCATTATTGATAATTCAAAATCCATATTATAAGGAACTGGCATATATGCCTTCCTTAAATCGGTATTATCAGTTTTTATTGTTGCAATAAATGATTGTGTTGGTGCTAATTTCCTTGCAGTATCATATCTTAAACCAACCATTTCAAAAGACATTCTTGGTAATGTTATTTGAACTGGTTTATTTAAATCAGGTTCTTGTTCTAAACGAGCCAAAAACTTTTGAGTTGGTCCATAAGCTAATGGAACTTGAATTATAGAGTCAACACTATTATCAGAATTTTTTCTTTCAATGGTTATTCCATTAAATAGTGTACCAAAGGCTACAATGGTTTTTCTAAGAATTTCGTGGTAAAAGTGATCAAACATATTGGAAATTTAAAACTCTACTATGGTGTTCCAAATGGATTTGATTCACTAAAATCTATTATTTGGTTTGCTTCTTCTTGAATAACTTGATTTTGAGCAAATCCATCATTATTATCAGTATTTAGTGATTTAATTCTGTAAATAGCACCAGATTCTTGTCCTACTAGATTTTCACCAGAATTAAATGACCCATTAATTTTAGATAACTGTAATACTTTTGTTATAGCATTCCAAGATTTTACTCTAGCGGTAACACTACTAGAGCTACCTACTACAACCTCATTAAATATATATGTTCCGTATCCTACTATACTTTCTGGGGACGAAATTGTAATAGTAGGTGTTGATTGATATCCAAGGCCAGCATTATTAATTAAGATTTGTGTTACAGTACCACTGGCATTTATAACTGCGGTTGCTGATGCTTGTATAGTTGAAATTCCTGTAAAAGTAACAGTTGGTGGTAAAACATATCCAGAACCACCATTAGTTACTGTAATTACACCAACTATTCCATTTCCAATCACAGAAGTTGCTTTAGCACCCGATCCACCACCTCCAATAAAGGTAACTTGAGGTGCTACAGTATATCCATATCCTGGATTAATTATATTAACTGCTTGCACTCTAGATAAATCTGGATTTGGTTCACAAAAATCAATAATTCCAGAAATCATAGATGCTATTCCAACTGCAGTTAAACCATTTATTGGTGCTGATGAAAATCCAACTACAGGAACGCTTGTATATCCAGTACCTCTATTTAATAAATTAACTCTTGTAACACCACCATTAACCACAGAAGTTATAGCAGAAGCCGTAGAACCAAATCCAACCATTTGATAAAATTGAATAAATCCTTCAGATTCAACATTATCATCTATAAAATCTATGTTAGTTTCTACTAATTCGTGATTATATGCGAATAATTCACAACGTAATTCATAAGTATAACTTCCTTGAAGCTGATAAAATGGTTTTTCGTGTTCTACATATTTAATTTCAAATAATCTGTCACCAAGAGGGAAATAAATCAAATCACCCTCTTTGGGTCTATCTGCTAATTTTATATTTTCTTTGTCATGAATCAAAGGTTTTACTGAAAGTTCATATCTTTCTTTTGAAATAGTTAATGTAAGATCATCTAATTCTTGAACACCAAATTTTGATAATAACGTACCTGCACCACTATATCCGTCATATGTTTCTACATATGCTTCTAATGGTACTGCATATTTAAATTCAGATTTTGAAACTTCTTCTATAATAGTTCTTTCATTGACATAACTTCTTGGTATATAATAAATTTCTACACCATACATCCTTAATTGTTCATTTACTAAATCTTGAATAAGATTTTTTTCACCTATAGAACCATGAAGAAAGAATGGATTTAATGCCATTTTGATTAACCTATCATGTCTAATGGTGGTAATTCATATGTAGATGACATTTTGTTCATAATTTCATCAATTTCTCTTTGAGCATCGTCATACATTTGACGACCATTTAACTCAATTCCTCCAGGTAACTTTACACCTTGGAATTTAATTAAATTTTGACCCCATTGCTTTTTAATAAGGGCAGTTAAGTATGGTTTTAAGAAAGAATCATTCCATACTCTCGTATAATCATTAGGATCTAAAGCTCTATAACAATCTATTATTAGATATTCACCTACTCTTAAACTAGACCAATCAACGTCTAGATATAAACGATTCATTCTTTGATTAAATCTTATTTGTTTTTGTGTTGTTAACAAAAAGTCAATATCTTCAAGATATCGTTTAACCATAGAATAAGTTAAAAGTTCTGTTGAACCCCAATAATAAATATCGTTTAAAAATAATTGATATTTAATACTAAACATTCCACTCGAAATGCTGTTAGAACCTTCAAAGTGGAAAATTTTATTAATTCCAATAACAGAAGGAGGAATTTGTAGGTAATTACTAGTTTCAAAGTAGTTAAATGTTGTTGGGGTTCCAGCAATATTTGTAGTTGCGGAAGTTGTTGCAATTCCAACTCCCGATACTTTTGCTCTACCTCTATCAATATCTTCTTGTGTTATTTGATATTTCAAATACATTTGAGAGACACCATCAAAATGCCTCTCTTGAAAAAACTGAATAGCATCATCAACTAAGTCATCAATTTGTTCATCTGCAACATTTATTTCCAACACTGGATAACCCAGTTTTCTTTTGCAATAATCAATTAATTCTTGTCTTGATGCTGGTTGTGCCATTAAATTTTACCTAACTGTAATAATACTTCTTGTTGCTGGAAGTATAATTTAACATAAGATTTAGCAATATTCTTTAATTGCTCAAGGCTCTCTATATTATCTATATCTCTAGATATTTTCTCATATTCAAATGATTTGTTAAAATCTGTTAAAGAAATTTTGTCAGGATCCATTTG